CCGGGGTGATGCCACATGGTACACCTGGAGACAACAAAGTTGGAGATTATGCTGCTGGTTCAAACTTCATCAAGTAAATAACCAAACAACTTTCAAAAAGAGCGTGATTTAAATCACGCTTTTTTTTGGTTTGTTTTAATTTGAGCAGTTAATGCATAAATAATTAATATGAGTTTTGAGAAACAATTCCGCAAGATGTTGCGCGAGGATATAGATGACCTGAAAACGTCATATCGCAAAGGTGGTTATGACAAAAGACACCACAACGCTAAAACCGGTAGTAACAGAGTTCATCAGAACTTCATTCCGGTGGTTCATCAAGCGGATGCTAGTGACAATAAAAATATAGAACACATGAGAGACAGTGAAGGTGGTCACCCACATGTATGTAGCCCACAAGATCTAGTACATATAATCAATACATACATAAAACAGGGTGATCAACAACCAACCACTATTCAAAATGTACAACAAATGGCCGCAAAATATTTGAGGAGCGGTAAGCGTCTAGGTAATAGTAACATGATGGTTGTGTATAACCCTTTAAACAATACATACATTTTGAAAAAATGACCGATTTAAATCATATATTTCCTTTCAATGAACACGAACCGCTTGGACCGAACCCACATAAAACAACTGGTCAAGTTCGACATCTAGATAAACAAATACATGATGGTGAGAGAGAAATGTATAATAATTGGTGGCAAGAGCAAATACATCAATTTGGTACTGAAATTGAATACTTTACACACGGGTTAACATTAACCGGTCATGATTTAATATACGGAGAGCAACCTGATAGTAAATTTGGTCCGGCAGTTAAAATGGTGATGGCTCTTGAGTTGAATGAATCTGCTATCGTGTTAAACAAATTTGGATTAGTCGGTGATGACGAGATAACAGGTTACATTTCTATTGATACATACTGGAGAACAATGGGTGTTGAGAATGATCCGAAGCCAGAACCTAAAAGTGGAGATGTTTTTAAGTTGTCTGAATATGGTTCTCGTGACCGTATTGGTGGTAGAGACGGAAAAATGTTTGAGATAACCGATCGCGTGGATCAAGACATAAGCAAGATAAACCCATTATTAGGTCATTATATTTGGTTGATACGCGCGAAACGTTTTGATTATAGTTTCGAACCTGGTGTTCAACCTGAAAGTGGTAGTGATCAGGTATATGATGATACAAAATCCGGATTGTTAAGTGGTTTTAACCAAGATCCAAGTCCAGAAAAAACATATAAACAAAACACTACAGATATCTCAAAAAATGTGTTTGATTATGATGTGTATGATGAGAGTAATGATGACATATACGGTGGTTATAATTAACCAATCATGTCATGTAATATATCTTGATATTTCTCGTTAATATATTTTTGAATCGCGATTGGCTTAACCCAATTATCAGCTGTAGGTGTTTTGAGTTGATGTAATTTTTTATCTATAACTTCAACTGCTTCTAGCATAGCACACCATCTCGACATCTCATATGCATCCATGCTATGGAAATTGCCCGCTGAAGATTCAGCATGTATTTCGTGGTTTTTACCTCTCTCATCCAATTGTGTTAATTTACTCATCATTTTGTTTAGATTGTTTTACTAGCTTTAGTAGATAACCAATAATATATAATAACATCTTCGTTTCAGCAACTTTTATATTGTTTACGTCTAGTACTTTTGTAAGTTGATTAACACCCTGAAAATAACCATTTAATATGTTATTTACACTTGTGTCCTGTACTTCATTATGTGTTTTTATGAAATCACACATTAACATGTTTATACTCTGTAACAATTGTGTTACATTTATCTTCGCTGGTGGTTGTTTCGCATAACCTTGATCATACATTTGTTGATCAATCAAATCATAATCTATCTGTTCAATATATTTTGATATTAAATTTACAACATCGTCATGTGTTATTGCTTCATCATCTTTAGCAGGTGATATTGATGAAGCGGGGATTTCATTATATTCTGTCACGATTTATATGATCAATTGCGGCTTGTTCATCGGGATTTAATGTGTTTATAGCTAGTGGATCTGCACTCACAGGATTTGTTTTTTGTGTCACAGTAACACCGATGTAGACAGCGTTAGGTTTGTTACAGTTGGTGCAATTAAAATCATTATCTATATCCATTCTTAATGGAATTAAATTCATTGTCTTACAATACGCACATTCAGCTTGTACTGATTGTTTTGTGTATTCTGCTATTCGTTCATTTTCTAGCTTAGTCATTTTGACTTGTCGTAAATGACCTGTTACCGTGTTTAGTATCCAGAAACCTATAAATTGTATTGATGTAAATAGTATAAAAATCTTTATTGGGTTGTAATCAATAGACCAACCAATCAGAGCACCTACACCAGACACACTAAAAGTTATCAATATTGATTTAAGTATATCTTGAATCATATACTTATTATATGATATTATGACTTAATGTTCAACGACTAAATCGTCTAAATCGTTTTTTAAGGACATTAATATACCACCGGAGCGGGCAAGTTTTTTAAGTATACGCTTGACTGCTCTGTTAGCTTTTTTATTGTCTCTGATCACCGGGTTACCACCGGCTTGTTTGAATTTACCTGCCACGTTTGATAACTTTTCAACAACATCTGCTAGGTCATCTGGTATCTTATTTTGTAGTGGGTACCCAATAATGGGGCTATCAGGTTGTCTTTTTCTTTTCTCTTTAGCAATTCCGGCGATTATGTCTAAAAAACTTATCTGTTCCGGGCCCATGTTCATACCTTTACCACCAACATTCAATCCTCCACCGTTCTCAAATGATGGGTTACTACCTAATGTTAATGATTCTTGTATGTTGTTATACTGTTTATTGAATTTATTTTTCTTATTCATCCGTGAATATTTATTCATAATAAACTAAATAATTAAGCCTATGAATATATTCCAGAAGAAATTTTACAAATTATTAGAAGCACCAGAAGATGATCCATTACTTACAAGGGTAAAAGATCCGTTAGCGGGTGGACCAACCAGTGGGGGTGACCCAGCTGCATTTGAGGCTGGTTTAGACCAAGAAACAGACCCAGGTAGTTTCGATGATGTACCAGACAATCCTGTCAATAGTTACAAGCGTGAACAAGCAAATGATGCTATAGGGAAGATCGAAGGTTGGATTACTCAGACTGAACAGTGGATAGATCAATTGAATGGTGTTAATTCTGGTAGTATCAATCAGCTTTTAGCACAAGCCGACTGTGATAGCATTTTGAATGACATTCATCGAAGTGAGAGTAAGAAAATTGGGCGATTGGCTCAAGATTTATCATCATTAAGTGAATCTCTCAAGCAATATTTATTAACAGCTCAGCGTGATGGTCGAGGTAATAACCCAGACGCATGAGGGATAAAGATCAGAAACTTATCTGGGAATCATTAACACCTGAGTTCGATAGCCGGGAGAGAGATAAATTAGCCGGAGTTGATAAACATATGCCAGTGACAGATGTACAGGTTCATGATGAATATACTAATCTTTCGGATAGTGAATTACAAGATAAGCTAGAAGCGATACAAGAAGAAATTGAAAGGCGATCGATCGTGAGGAGGTCTAGGCAAGCCTCACAAGGCCTTTAATACCACAATAGCTATTTTTTAGTATAAATTCGCGTGAGATTTCATCGCGGTTTGTTCTCACACAGAGATCATTTATATCCTTGAATTGTTTCAACTCACGAGGCCATATAAAAACGCATTCGTCATTCTCTAATAGCTTACGGCTCTTTGATCGACCGGTTTGATCATTATCAAGTACCCATATCTTTTTGCTTAATATATGTCGATCTAGTTGTTTCTGTTGAGATTCTGTCATCGCTAGTTTTCCTGTGTCTTGTATTCCTGCAACTGCTACTGAGTCGCGAACGAAAAAACTATCGATAGGTCCTTCAAATATAAATATATGATTTGGGTTGTCTAATCGATCCGCGTTAAACAACGTTTTCTCACTGTTTGTCTTGGATAGATACTTGGGTGTACTGTCATTAATTACCTTACGGGATTGATAGTGAGACACCTGGTTATCCACATTATAGAAGGGTATTATTATTCTATTTTTATGTGTTTTATCTGCTGGTGACATAAACAACGCTTTCGGTCTATTTATCGCGGTATCTAGTCTTCTTGTAGCAATTATATCTAAACATGATTTAAGATAATGATTAGTTGAATAATAACGTAATTGATGTGTGTCAAATAAATTGATACTATCATGTGGTATATCCGGTAGTAGTAGATTATTTACGGTGTCTACTTTCAGACCCGGGACATAATCATATTCTTCTGTTTCCTTATATATTTCTGACCAACTGAGACCAGAGACTTCATGTACCCATTTTACTGGTGATCCGTACCAACCACAATTATGACAACATACTATATTGTCAGCAACTATATAATATAAGCGTCTTTTTCTTCCCCAACTGCTACCTTCACGGCACAGACAACAACCACCTTCGTATGTGTTTGTGCTTTTCTTATGCCGAGGATAACCGGCATATTGATAAAATTTATGAACTATATAATCCTGAGGTATATCCACCTCGTTATTATATTATCAAATACTGGTTTTATCAACTTTATCTTTAACACTCACAACACCCTTCATTATGAATTGACCGCTCGTAGGGCAATACCAGTGTGCTTCTTCATATATTTTACCTTGTCTTTCAAAGGTCATGATCCTAGGGCGGCTCAACTCACCGGATATAGGTGATGCGACAGGTCTTGGTGTTACAAAATTCATATAATATTATTTATTAAAACCGGCAGATAAATCTAGTTTTGCTACGACATCATGTAATGTATTAGCTGATCGACCAGGATCAAACAACTGTTTATAATCATGTATGTTGTTGATTATGTTGACCATATTGTAGTATACACAAGCTGTTTCGAATTGCTTCATGTCTACTTTACAGTCTTCAATCACTTGCATGTGATGTTCTTCTAGATGTTTACACTCAATCGGGTTATGCTCTAAACTATAATCAAGACTCATAAGTTTAAAATTGCGTTCAAACAAATCATGGTGCTCATCTGATAGTTTGGATATACCTTCATTTAGTATTTTTAGAGCACGCTTAGGTCCAGCACCGGGGATTCCATTAATATTATCAGATTTATCTCCCATCACCGCTTTATACTGAACATATTTATCAAGAGGAGCGCCGATTAATCGTTCGAAATTATCGACGTCAACAATAATGTCCTTCGTAGGGCTATATACACGTGTGTTATCACATACAAGCTGAAGCATGTCTTGATCAGTCGAGATGACAATATTATCTTCTTGTGGGAATTTTTTTGTACATAACCAAGCGATTGTATCGTCCGCTTCAAGTGTATTAGGGTACATATTTTTAACACCTAAGAAGCTCGACACACGAGCAGCTTCATCTGCATTCTTGAAGGCTTCGTAATTTTTTTGTTTGTCGCGGGTGCCTTTATACTTTTTACCTATTAACAATCGTCTAAAATTTGGCGTTTCGCGATCTCTACGATCATCCCAAGCCACATATATATCTGATGTTTGAAATTTTGTAGCATATTTTTTCAAGCTGGCTAGAAACAAGTATACACTACTCACATTAGCGTTTTTACTCACCCAGTGAGACCTGTGTATTAAATTACTTCCGTCTACGTATAGTTTTGTCATTATTTTTTATATGTTGTTCTGTACACACCTTCTTAACATCATCTGGTAAATTTTCTTGGAATTCTAAAATACCGGTTGAAAGTGCGTGGTCTATTTGTTTTTCATCTATTTGTCTGTTTATCATTTTAGGTAACGATAAAAAATATTGTATACTACTTTTACGTTCAATGAAAACAAAAAATTCACCTAAATACGAACCGGTAGATATAGCGAATAAATCTCCAGTTTTTAACTCTTTACTAGACTTCGGCTTGGCCATATCCCGGTATGGTCGGTGGCTTCATTGCATGCTGATTTATAAATCTAAACAATCCTGTATTTAGAGCATCCATCTGAGCTTGGGTTTTACCATGAGAATATGAAATTAATTCACCATCATAATTATAACCGATAACTAAAAAGGTTTGTAGATATTCTTCTAAAAATGATGAGATAATCTCAATATTGTCTTGATTGAGTTTTTTACGCTCTTTATACTCTTCTAGATATGCTTTTATACTCGCAGTGATCAGGGTATTATCATCTGTAGATTGATGATCCTTTTTACGGTTAGAGTTTTTTTTGTTACTAGAATCTGGCATTAATATGCTTTTTGTTTACAGCGGCACTTTTTCAGTCTCTAGTTTATTTTCATCTAAACGAAATGTCTTGCTATCTTGTTGTACACCTCGTTGTAGTATGTATTTGATTATAACTTCCATGCTTCGGGTTTTTATTTTAGCGTAGTTACGAAATAGTGACATACCATCGTGTAGTTCGAACACCGGGTCAGAACCTCTTTCATCTGCATTGATGTAGCAAGTTATAAACATCGACTCCTCCCCGGGGTTGACCATCACTGTCCATACTCTCGGGTCGTGCTCTGCGTATTTGTTGAATATCTTCCACACAACAAAATTGTTGTCTTTTAAACGTTTCGTGAAGTAACCAAGTGTTGAGATTTTATTTTTCATTCTATCTTACGTAAGTTGTACATATAAAGTTATGCTTTATATTTTCAATCTCAACTTCGAATAATAAGACGTTGACATCTGTATTAATTTTTATACAAACATTATCAAATCTTAAACCGCTCAACATTCTCAGTATCTCGAAATTTATTGACATTTGCTTAAACTCTTTATCTTTAAAATCATCACAAACTAGCTGTGTGTATGAATCAGTATTTTGTGTTTCTTTGTCTGTTATCTCAGCATAAACCCCGTTATCTTGTACATAAAAATACAACTTATCAGCGTCAGTCATTAAAGAACTACCTCTAATTAAAGACAATATATCTTCTTTTGATATATTAAATGTATGCTCAAATGTGAGTTTTTTTATTTTATCAATACTGACTGCCGGTACAGTTATTATACCGTCTTCAAGCAAATGATATGTAAATCTTATATTTTTTGATCTGTATTTGATGCAATTACTATCGTGCGTTAAATCAATATTATTTTCGTTGATACACCCTAATAATCTCGTCAATCTGTTTATGTCTGGTATATTTAGATTTATTTTATTTTGGATATCATTTTTCTGTTTGCATGTTGAAAATACCACAATCGTGCTATCACTGCTACTTGTAACACTATATATTTTGTTTTCATCAACTTTCAGACAAACACTTTCACTTGTTTTACTAATCAAAGAAAGAAATGAATTTGTAAAGTTCTTTAAATTATCAATTTTTATCATTTTTCTTCAACTTAATTGAAATGTGGTCAATATCAGATGTTAGATTTTTAAGGATCGATTCGTAAAGTTTTTCGAGTCGAATTAATCGATCATCAATTGTTCTTAAATATTTTAAGGTCTGTGAGCTGTCAACAACTGGCGTGGTCTTTGCTTGTGGTTGTGGTTCCGGCCGCGGCACCGGCGGTGTGGGCATCTGCTCTTGAACTGGTATATTTTGCATACCAGTTGAATTGTTTTGCATAACAGGTGGTGGTTGACTACTTGCTGACTTGTTGAATATTTTTTCTTGAGAGATACGAGTAGCCTTTTGTAACCCACCTACAGCAAATTTGTCAACTTGTGTGAGTTCCGTCCCTACAACATTTGCCAATAACGCGATATCCAGTGCGTCATTATTTTTTAACTGATACTCTTCTTGATGAGCAGATGTATCGATATTGTTTTTAGGTTCAGTCATCTAAACCGTCTAGCAAAGCTTTGATTGTGTCATCATCAACATCATCAGAGTTATCATTTGATTCCGGTGTCGCAGCTGTTTTATCACCCCAAGGTACATCTTCTTCTAAAGCCGGGTCTGCAGCAGCTCCAGTTGTAACCGGGGCTGATTGTTGTGGTTGAGCAGCTGGTTGAGCAGCTGGTTGAGCAGCTGGTGTATCAATACAAAGATAATGTTCATTTATCATTGCGGATAATTCATCTTGTGTTTTACGTGGTAAAACCTCTTCAAGATCATGAACAGTATCATATATATTTTTCGCAGCTGATTCATCTAACCCGGAGATTTCAGCCGGCATTAAGAATCTACTCGAAACATACGAAGGATAATCACCCTGCTTATCAACTTTAACTCTTAAGTTACATCCGTTAGGGCTTAAGTCAAAAATACGAGCACCGAATTGATCAGCATCATCACCCTCAATAGCATCCATGATTATTTTATGAAGTTGTTTTCCAAACCTCAACACCTTGATGGAGCCGTTGTTATCTGGTGTTGTAGGGTCATTTACTACATAGGCGTTTACTAACCATTTTTCACTTCGAATTATCGCGCGGCTTCGTTCTCTCTGCTCCGGTGTTCCGGTGTTGTAGTGTTGGTACCGGATCTCAGAGATCGGATCGCGGTCTCCCCATGTTTGTGGGCTCAACGCGTTTACATATTGACCGGTTGCAAAACTAGTCCAGCCGTGAGAGTAATAATGAAAAAATGTTTTATCGGGGTTCTTTACACAAGGTAATAGTCGAACCTCGTATGAATTACCGGCTTGGCACCGCATGATATCTCCGATACCACCGGATTTAGTTTGTTTATTCAAGGCTAGCTTGATACTATCGAACATGGTTGATGTAAATGTACTCATATTTATTGTCTTATTATAGTGGTTGGTTGTTTGTATTTCAACTAGTTAATTTGAAATTTGTATTTTCAAGGAAGTTTTTTATATATTTTGATTTATGTAAAGATATATCATACTCTAAAAAGCGTTTTAAAGCTGTATAGTCTGAATCTATCTCGCACATTTCTTTAAATATAGATCGTAATTCTGGTTCTTGCAACAACAAAAGAAAGATATTAGCTAAATTTAATTTTTTATTTTTCAGCATGCAGCAAAATGTACAAAAACATAAGAATTGGTGTCTGTATTCTCCGTGGTATACCTTTTCTATAGGGTCATTACTTTTTATAGTATCTATAACCGTAGTGTTCATTTTCCTATTTTGATACCCATCTGCTTGAAAATTGATGAAAATTTTAAGAATGTTTCACACAACACACCACCTGCAGCTTCATCATGACCTCCACCTTGATCAAATAACTTCTCGGCTAGATTTCCAAGACTCAGTTCACATTTTTTAGAACGACGTAAGCTAACTTTGTTACTTTTAAGATTTACAACGACACCAACATCTGCTTTGTAGTTTTTTATAATATGATCCGCTACTTCGTTGATACACTCATCAGCGAAAACACTTATAAACTTGTATGTTTTATCACCAATTGGTATCTCAGCCCAATGTACTGATAAGTCTTTTTTAATATTTTCTAATTTTTTCTGGTAAAAATTTATTATGGTTTTTTGTTCATCTGTGAATTCTTTATAACCAGAACCGAATTCATTTATAAACTTTTCTACTCTATCACCTTGATAGTTCCAGAACAACAAATTTAGATGATATGACTGTGGTATCTTGAGTGTATAACTATCATAATCATCAACCATAGCTACAATCATTTTTTGTTCTGTTGATAAATCTTTACCTCCTTTTTTAAACATGTTGTAAACCATTTTGGTACAACTTGGGTATTTTTCAATGTGAGTTTTTGCATGCTTATAAACGTGCTTATTGTCAACATGAGTCTGATGATGATCTATTATTGTGACCTTTTCATTATCTACTAACTCTATACAATCAACACGTGATATGTCTAGATCTAGAATGAACACACGATCATATTTGTTCAGATTACCTTGTGATACCCAGTGCTTATATTTTGATTCAAAATCATTGACACGTAATGCCATTCTATCCGGGAATTTTCCCGTAAACCATGGAAACATTATGTAGCTACCAGCTCCATCAAGATCACAATCTGTAAAAATAAAATACTTTTCTGCCATTGCTCAAATTACTTATTCATGAAATTTTAGATATCAATTAGATAAAAATGATAGTGCATTTGTTGCTGCATTTATATCATCTGTACCTTGTGATACCTCCTGTTCAAAGTCGTTTGTAATTGTTAATGTATCGTAATTTATGTTTAATGTCACACTTCCGAAATTTGGACCGAATCGATTTTTCATCAACCCGAGCTTTATTATACCAAGCTCAGCATCCTCTTCTTCTTGCCATATCCCAAAAATTGCATCCGCGGTTGCAGCCAAACCAATACTCTCACTGATTGTATCAAGCTCTGGATTCACCTCATTATACCCGGAACGATTCAATTGTGTGGCAGTTATTATAGGGCAGTTAAATGTGTAACTCAATGCGCGTAGCTCTTCTGTAGCATATTTGATTCTCTCGTATGAATTGTTACCTCTGTTGCTACGTAAGAGATTGACATAATCAACCACAATCGCATCAATATGAACTCCGGAGTTTGTCAACCGCTCAACAAAAGATCTTACTTGATTGCAAGTTATTGTGTTAGGGGCAAACTCTTTGATTAAAATTCTTGATTTGTTTTTATTTTTAAAGTTGGTTACCGAGTCTTTAAGTTGATCAGTTCTTTCGGATAATCGAGCCAACGGAATTTTTGTAATATCACTACTCAATCGCTTCGCATACATTAATTCGCTCATTTCTAATGTTATTAATAGTACTGTTCGCGACTGCTTCGCGATATTGACAGCTGTATTACCGAGAAATATAGATTTACCAATATTGGTCTCACCAGCAAATATATACAATGCTCGACCTTGTTCCATATATCCACCGCCTATTTTTTCATCTAACCATGGCCATGTGGTTGATATGGTGTTGTCAACAGTTAATAAATCATCTATATGTTGGTCGATATCTTCAAAGTAATCATGTCCTTTATCTACAGACAGTGATATACCGCATGCTTTGTTAAATTTTTCATATATCTCAGCTGTATCAACATCAGATTTTGCACATTTATCTGCCACGTCTAACATGGTTGTATATACAGCGCGTTCCTTCAAAAACCTCTCAGTATTTTCATATAACTCCTCACGGTTGTATTTTTTACTTAGATCTTTGAAATGAGATATAACATTCTTCAGTGATTGTTTATCTTGATCATCTACAAGGTATGATTTTAATTCTGTAAGAGTAGGTGTGTCATTTCTTTTAATAAAGAAATTAGTTATAACACCGAATACTGATTTTATATCTTTATTATTAAAATAGGCTGGTTCTACCTGATCTATAATACTAGCAAGATAATCACGGTTCATCAATGCATTATACACGATGATATTTTCATAGAAATCCCAATTTATTCTATCTGACATATATTAACGATTATATATCAACTACTGTATAACTGCAAAAACTTCTTTTCAGATTGTTGAAAATCCTTACCGTTATAATCCCACAAACCAAGAGATTTATGAATCACATTTATATGATATGTTGAGAGTTTCAATTTTTTTGCATTTGCATCAAGACATGAAGAGATATCATAGTGGTGAAATTTAAATTGTTCGTTAAATTTCCAATCAACCTCTAAAGCTCTTTTTAAATTGACGGCAAGGAACAAACCATCCAATATCACACACCTCAACGGGGCAGGACCAAAACATGTTGTCATTATCAGGTTTTGATTGTTTGGCATTGTGTGTGCTACTGAACCGCTCCAATGTTCGCGATCGCTCATCAAGTGCCATAATGATGGTGCTTTGACTCGAGCTTGATTAGCGCCAGCTAAACCGACTATATCTATACCACTATTGATGGCTGTTTGTATTTTATCAAAACAACTAATATCATCTATATACACATCATCGTGAACGAACAGCGCAATATCATGTTTATCAAGTGTATCATGGTTTATGTATTTATTATATAGAGTTGACAACGGTGTTGTGTTATTTTTATGCAGCTTTAAATTGTATTGCTTCTTAAATTTTGTGCTGTATGTTTTCATACGAGACAAAGATTGTGATAACATAGTCTTATCTTGATGATTAGTTCGTGTCCCACTTACTATTAAAATTGGTTTCATAATGTAAAAAATGCTGAGTTTGTATTAAATCTTTCTACTTCTGCCATTCCTTCAGTTGTGAAACAAAATATAACACCTTCTGGTACTTCATGTTGAACATCTCCAAATACAACTGATGAAAATGACGTTTTGTTATGATTTGTGTATAATGTTGATCCATTTCTAACTACATATGTTTGTTTGGATTCTTTGCAGTGTATCCAACATGAAAATAAACCTCTCAACTTGTTGCACGTCTCTTGAATGACTAGTGTATCACTACCTACATATAGATCGTTTAATAATCTAGTTATTATTTGTGTATCAACTTTTATACTACTCGGGTTTAACTCATGTTCTTCCGCGAGTGTCATGTGGTTCTCTAACACACCGTTATGAGCTACTATAAAGTTACCATCATCAAAAGGGTGACCTAATATAGTTTTATATTTACGTTCTGCGCTTGTCGGCGCCTGTGTATGACCGAGGAACAGATCATATTGTAATTGATGATTCCATGCATATTCTCCAGTCAAACTTGTTACACCTCTATTTTTACGTATGTACATACTACCGTTACGTTTTTGATACATGAAACCATGGGCGAAATCCCCTCGTTCTCTATTTTTATAATAGAGTCTTTCAAACGTTTGAAACCGTCTGCTACCAAATATACCACACATGCTATTTAATTTTCACGACTGTCACATGAGATTTTTTGAGCAAATCAATACCTTCTGTGTTTCTATACTGCTCATCAAATACTACTCTTTTTATTCCTGCCTGTATAATTAATTTAGCGCATTCTAAACACGGACTCAAGGTCAAATACATGGTTGCTCCTACACTTGTTTGAGTACTTCGAGCTAGTTTTGTTATTGCGTTTGTTTCTGCATGTAATACAATCTCTTTGGTTTCGAGACCGAATCTAGATTCATACTCACAGTCATTATCAAATCCAGCCGGGGTACCGTTAAATCCATCGCTAATGATCATGTTGTCTTTAACAATTAAACATCCTACTTTCCGTCTTCGCGCGCGACTCAATGTGGCCCATTCATGAGCCATTTTGATATATGTTTTATCGAATTGCTTAAGACGTTTTAATTCCATATTTTTCCCAGGGTATATCGATTGTATATTCTAATGGGTCAACAATACCAGCATCTATAAACCCTTTAATTCTACTACCGCATGCGGTACATTCACCACATGCTTTTTCTTGACCTTCATAACATGTCCAGGTTTTGTTGAAGTCAACACCTAGATCAGCACCTATATGAATAATGTCTTTCTTGCTCTTCATTATTAATGGTGCTGCAACTTTTATTAAGGTGCGTCTGTTTAGCTTGTTCACGTTGTTTATAGCTTTTAAAAACTCTTGACTACCATCCCAAAAACCAGCCTGGCTATCTACAAGAGCGGCGCCATGGAACACCGTCTCTGCTCCTACTGTTTCTGCGTACGCTGTGCACATACTCAACATCATCATATTTCTATTAGGTACATAATTGACTGTTTGTGGGTCTCCGAGAACATCTTTTGTTTTAGCGACTTTGATCATGTCGTTTGTTAATGCACTTGTACTAGCTAACTCTCTTATGAACCCAGCGTCAATCAATCGATGAGTTTTAGCTAGTTTCTGAGCTTGTTCTCGAGCACAGCCTAGTTCTGCGCGGTAATGACGTTGCCCATAATGAAATGTTAAACTATGTATCTCATAACCTTCAGCGTGAGCCATATGCATTATAACTGTACTGTCTAAACCACCACTTATGGGTAATACGCACTTTTTACTCATTCTATTATTATAATATACCTATTAATGTATATCAACAATAATAAATAAATACATGTACATGACATCTGGAAAACATAAAAGTGAAGATAATGATGCGATATTTGAAGCGTATGCTCAGCGACAGATAGATGAACGCGGGGGATTTTGGGATAAACAATTAGCTAATAGTCCTGTGATGAAAAAGCTTGCTGGTAATACGAGTGCGAGAGCTCAAGGTCGAGTAGATTCTAAACAAACAGCTAATCAAATAACACAAGCATTTTATCAATCACTAGGTAGGAACAAAGGTAATGTTGATACAGATCAATTCAAAGCATGGATGGGTCAGGCGGTAGGGGTTGATCCACAATATCTTCAATCTCTTGGTAATGTAACCA